AAACCTTTTAGTAGACCCAGCCACTTGTTTCGCAACAGTGCAAACTCATTGATTATTAATTCATAATCAACTACATCAGATTCGCCGTCGACATATTTTTCTACGTCACGACTGCTAAGAGCTCGCTGATAGTTTTCTAAATATTTTTTGAAATGTGAGCTGCGCAGTTTGCGCAGCTCTATGTTTAGGTAATTGAGTATTGCTTCGATTTCTTGAAGTTGGTTGAATCTGTGTTCAACTGTACCAGGTAACTCTGCAGAAGCTCGTTCGATGTTACCACTGATTTTTACTTCCTGTTTAGCATCCTGCAATTCATTTTCAAAATACGCAATAGCATCGGGTACTTTCCCAATGTCGCGAGAAACATTGCTATACCATCCCATTAATCGTCCTCGTCGTCGATGTCGGTATCCATTTCGAGATAATATTGAATTGCTGCATCAAGATGTGTGTCTGTGCCTAAAATTTCTCTAAGACTTTCATCGTTGACGCCGTAATCAATCACAGCGTCTACAAATCTCTCAGCTGCCAATTCAATGTGTTTTTTATCAAAGTATTCTTTCAGTATCATCCAGATATCGGCAACAAATTCTTCATTCATTCAGCTTCTTGCTCCTCGTTGTAGTCTAATGATACATCAATATCGTCGAGCTCTGCATCATCAGCATCGGCCGTATTTAGTAATTGATTTTCTTTTTCAGGAAGGTCCTTCATCACACGATCAAACTGTTCACCTTTCCAGTTTTTGCGATACTCAATTATTTCTTCACCTTCGCTGGTAATATAACTATAGCGATTGCCTTTCTTTTCCAGTAGACCTTTGCCTTCAAACAAGTCAAACAATCCTGAATAAGGATCCATGCCTGTTTCGTAAGGAATGCGCACTTCTACACTTTCGAACGGTTTTGCGTAACGACTTTTCATTACTTTGCACTTGGCACGAATACCATGCACTGTGCTGCCTTTTACACCGTTTTCGTCTTCTTTGAGCTTGAGCTTTTTCATTGCAACCACAATGCTGCTTGCATAGATAAAACCCTGGCCGCCAGCGATCTTGTCGTCAGGATCAAACATGTCCTGTGATGCATATGTGTGGTTAGTTGCAACCAGCCCAACATTGTGTGCACCAAACATGTTTACACAATTGGTAACCAGTGCTTTCAGTGCCTTGGCTTTGCGACCCATGTCACCTTTCATGTCACCTGCTTCGAACTGATTCAATTCAGTGGGCGACATAAGCATACCCAAACTGTCAACTACAAACAACACTTTGGGACGTTCTTCCTCTGGAGTATCTTTGTAGTCTTTCATAAACATTGTGATGGTTTTTGCCACATCGTCAATCATTGCCATATTTAACTTGAGCATTTTGTCATCAGCAGTGTCAACATCAAGCGCTCTTAGCCATGACTCGTCAAGCGCATTTTCTGAGTCAATTAACACTACAAAAATGCCTTGTTTTTGTGCTTCTCGTACAAGAGTACCGGAACAGATAAAACTTTTGCCTGCGCCAGATTCTCCTGCGAAACAGCTTACTTTGCCTAGAGGAATGCCTTTTTTGAAATCTCCACTGATGAGATAGTTCAGTGCAAAATTGCCTGTGCCAACCCAGTCTGTTGGGTCATTGAATCCAGCACTCATGCCAGTGATCGATTTTGTTAGCGAGTTGCGAAATTTCGTTGGATCAAACGATTTAGTTGCCATTAATTTCTCCTAAAATATAAAGCTTGTATATGCAAAGGGCCACATTTAAAATGTGACCCTTTTTTGTGCCAATTACTGATTCTGACGTGCGCGAATCATGTTCAGTACATTTTGTACGCCTTCGCTGGCTTCGCTGCCTGCTTCGCCCGCGGATGCACTGTCGGTCGCAGAGCTGTTGTCAGTGTTTTCGGTTTGTGTTTCAGCTGTGCCGTTTTCCGCCGGTGCACTTTGACTGATAGCTGTTGCGTCAGGACTGGCTTTCTGCGAAGGATCACCGGTTCTGGCTGTCATGCCTGCTGGACGGAAATATTGACTCCAACGATCTGGGTCATACGGTTCGCCGTCGACACTTGCTTCAAACATTTCCTGCATTACCTTAATGGCTGTTTCATCAGGCTTTTTAGGAAGAAAGTCATTGAGGTTATACAATCCGTGTGTGTTGATTGCTGACATTTCTTCATCAGACAGAGGACGTTCACGACGTGCCCAGTTGGATGTTGAGTAATCAGCATATCCACCTTTGGATCCTTTGCTCAAGCGGAAGTCTACACCAGCAGTGTAATCTGTTGGCAATTCCTCCATATCAGGGTCCATTAATGCTGCTTTGATAAGCTGGAAAATCTGTGGGCCAATTATGAATCGCCTAATTGGATTTTCCGGAGTATTGTCGTCTGTGAGAGGATTTTCAGTAACAAAACCTTGGAAGATATAACTGCGCTTTTTCCAGTATTTGCGACCCATGTCTTCAAGGCTAGGATCTTTGAACCATCCACGAACTTCGTTTAGAATGTTGCAAGTTTCGCCATACATTTCCATGCAGGGAATTTGCACTTGCACAGGACGTGAGTCTGTTTCTCCTTTTATGCCTGCAAAGGGCAATTTGATCATAAGACGCTCTTTCCAAAAGAAAGTATTGTCTTCGTCGCTGTCAGGAAGAAAGCGGATAGTTGCTTGATCGCCTTCGTTCATATTCCAAAATGCGTAGATTGCGTTATCGCCGCCGCCCGTGGAACCACCTGATGAACGTGTTTCCTGTTCCTTGAGTTTTGCTCTGATTTCTGCTAATGATGCCATAGTATTGCCTCCTTATTTGCCTATAATCTATGTGCTTTTGTGCCTAATTATGTGCAGCACATTTACATACTACACATTTTTATTTATTTTGTCAATGTTTTTTTAAAGTTTTTTAAGTTGTTGGCTGATTAAATTAAACCAGCCAACGACGAAATTCTGTCAAGTTCGGAGTTTTGATTGTTTTCTCTGTAGCCCATTTTTTCAGCCACTGTGCTGTTGACTTTTTCCATGAATTTTTTAGCATGTGATACATAATGATCACCGTACTCTTTTTCTACCATGGTAAGCACTGCCGTTGGTCCTTTGGGAAATTGGCCTGTTTCTCTGTCAAAATAACTGAGGATAAATTCTCCCAGTGGTGTTTTTGTTTGTTTTTCAGGAGACATGTCGTCTTCGCCAACTTTTACACAGTTGTCCACACGCTTGCCGCCCTTCATTTTGGTACCTTGACGCCTGTATCCTTTCCAGCATGCTTTGCCGTCTAGGCCTTTTTGCTTTTCTGCTTCGCTGAACAAACGCCAACTTGGATTGCCGCATTCCTTGCAGACTTCTGTGGATTCGCTGTGTATGTCTTCGGCAAAACTGCGTTCTTTGTCAACTTCTATGCTGGTAGTTCCGTAATTGTCAACAACTTTGCTGGATTGTAAAAATTTTCTAAATTGTTGATAATCCTTGTCATTCATCATAAACATGCCCATATTTGCTCTGTAATGCTTGTTCATAAAGTCGGGCATTTGTTTTTTTAAGAATGTTAATAGCCTATCATTGTCAATGGTAAAGTAGCGAGTCATTTTCTTTTCAGGAGCAGAAACATCCATTTTTCCTGACGCAGCATGACCTTTTGGCAATCGCTTTTTGGGTGGACCTTTTACTTTTTCAGGCTTATCAGAATCATCAGGTTCTTCAATTTTAATTTTATCACCTGAATAGCTGGATTCAATCCATTCGTAGAAGTCTTTTAGCTGTGAAAATTTCTTTTCCAAGGCAGATCTATCTCTGTAAAGAACAATCTTTTTTGCAGATACAAATGTTTGGTCATTCATCATTTTTTTGATAGCTTTTGCTATATCTTCCATGCTGTTGAGTGAGGTGAATTTTCTCAGTGCTGTTTTTTCTTTTACTTGATCAGGATCTTGAGCAAAATCTGCAAATCCTGTGAGATATTCCTCGCCGCCAATAGTTTTAGTCTTTTTGGGTCTAAACTTTACATACAGTTCGCCATGTGCAACAGTTGCTTCAGTGAATTGATCTAAGCTTTCTTCTGTTCTTGAGCTTGCAACTGTCACTGCTGGTTTATTGAAAGTTACTCTTTCTCTTTTGTCCATTACAATGCTTTCAAACTTCATAGGATACACATAATGGCCGTCGTTGTCTTGTTCTGGATTTCCAAGAATATAACGTCCATTTGCAACCAACTCTGCATCTTGCACTCTTTTGGAACTCAGTGTAACACTGGCCATGGGCCTGCCTTGATCTTGCTTTTGTCTGTTACCTGTGCGACTAAATCCGTCATCTGTTAAAAGTTCAAGCATATCTTCATATTCAGCAGTGTTTGCAATAACCAGTTTTGGACCTGGAATTATTTTTACAAACATCATTTTGAAGTTTTCTACACCCAACTCGTCGGCATCGTTTTCAAAAAAATCTTGGGTAAATGCAGCGTTGAAATCAAGTGTTGCGTTGCCTGTTACTTTTTTGGCTTTGGTTACTCTGTCATCTAATTTCTGCTTGACTTCTTCTATTGCTGCCGCGGGTTCGTTGGCCAGTGTGCGAATATCTTCGGGTTCTTGGTTCGAAGTGTTGCTCACTGCTGTAGCTATATATTGGTTTTGTATAGGTCGATCAACTGAGACATATATTTTAAAGTTGTTGTAATCTTGATCAGCCAACTGATATTTTTTATTTGATCGATATCTATCAACTTCATTTAAATCTTCGCTGTGCTCCGCATAATGACTTACAATGTCATTCAGCCCGTTTTCAAATGTTTCCATAGGGCTAACACCTCTTGTGCTACCCGTGACTTGTCCGTTGGGTGCCAGTTCGCGTGATGCTGCGCCTATTTGCACAGGAATAACCAAATCTTGCCCTGGGTATATTGTTGCTCTGTTGTCAAGATTGTTTATTTCGATAACCTCTTCCACTGACACATCGTATTTTTTTGCGATGTCATACACTGTTTCGCCCTGAGATACAGTGTGAGTTTCTGTGTTATTTTCGTTTACAATATCTTCCAGTGCTACTTCTTTTATTGATTTTTCGCCTATGAGATTGTACACATAAGGAAAAATGTCTTTGAGTTCTTCGTTGAACTGTTTGATAGTCAACTGATCAACCCAGGTTTCTTCTATGTCTTTAGGAACCTCATCAAAACTTTTTGGCTCAAAACCTTCAAATGCCTGTTTGTAATATGATTCTTTTTGCAGTTTTGTTATTTCTTTTTTGATTTCTTCGACGCGTTCTTTTACAACTCCGGTATATTCACTCAGCGTTTCGGCCATTACACTGTTTTTTCCTAGATGTTGATTAAACTTTCTCAGTTTACCAAGTTCTTCACTTAAACTGCTGATGTGTTTTCCAAAATCGTCGTATGCTGTGCCGCCTTCGCTGACATGTCTTGCCAGTGCTCTAGCACCGCTGAGATGCTTGTAAGGAAATTTAAATCGTTCTCCGTTTGGCGATTCCACATATATGCTTTTGATTCTCTGTGTTCTGCCTGTGGCACTTTCTGTGTTTATCGGTGCACTGTGTTTAATTGCCAATCTAGCATTGCCAATTTTTTGATAGCTTGTTTTGTTTGTTCCGTACATTCTTGATTCGGACATGGTTTTATCTCCAGGACGATTTTTTGATAGATATTCGTAATCTCTTTTGCTGAGATTGGTTCTGTTGATGTCTCTGACTTCAAATTTCATTAGACGCTTTTTACTGAACATTCGCATGTCCCTTAAAAATTTATACCAGTGATCCTTGGCGGCACCGTAAACTTCGTCTACTATGTTTTTGCTGAAAATAACAGTCAGGCCGTCTTCTTCATCTAAACTGATGCTAACATTGCCTAGGTTAACGTCGTTGCCAACTATGTAATTAAAGTCTAAGAATCTTGCTTCTGACGGTTCATTGGTTATAACTCCGTCACTGTCTCCTAATGTTATTTCAGGAAACTTTGTGCGAATCTTGTTGAACAGTTCTTCAGCTATTACATCTAGTTTTATCATTATACTTTATTTATCAATAATTTGAACTTACAAATATTGGCATTGGGGCTTCGTAATCTTCCTCTAATTCAATTTGTGTAAAAGTATTATAAACGTTGACATCCCAATCTTTCATAATAGTAATGATACGCAATGACAGCAACAGTGCACTGACCAAATCGTCTGTGTGCCCTTGTTTTGCTTGAAAACCGCTGCCCGCAGCAACAAAGGCTTTGAGTTCGCTTATGAGCGGTTTACTGTGCAGTGTAAGTTGATTGTTTTCTACCATGGTTTTTAATCGTGCACAGGCTGTGGTTTTGCTACCGTGTGTGGTATTGAATCCTTTGCGGAATTTTCTCACATGTCCTTTGCGTATTGGTTCACTGATGAACAATCCGGGAATGTTTTCTTCGCCGAAATCCTGTATAACCAACAGTGCAGCTTCGCCGAGTCCGTTGTTCTCAACACTCCAATATATGCTGGTGTCTGAATTTAAAACTTCTTTTAGGTAACTGCAAATGTCTCTCAGTATTCTTATCTGCCCTGGTATTGCAGTTTGGTTGTGCTGCCATTCAGCTACTTGCTCGTATGTGGGCAATTCAATTACTTGTATTGCCGAAAAATCACCGCCGGTGCCCATGCTAGGATCCAGTGCAACTACATAGCTTTTGTGTGGATCGGGTTTTTTGTACCAGCGCACTTGACCCATGTGCAGTTGTGGATTTGTTCCTTCCATTTCTGCCAGTTTCAAGCTGTTGATCAGCGTTTCATCAAATACTAAAAATTCACATTCGTATTCGCGTTTAAAACGCTCTTCACCTATTCTGCCTATTTCTGCTTTTTGCCATGCTTCGTTGCGATCCGGATGTTCTTGCCAAAAACTTCTAAATGCATAAAATCCGTTTCTGCCTACTGTGTTTTCATTGCCGTATTCGTCAAATTTGTCTTCTGCCTGTTTCCAAATTGTAGCAAATGTGTCTTCGTCTGAGTTCGGTGTACTGGTTATAATTGCTTTACCACCAGTTGCTAGAGTAGGCGAAATCGAAGTCCAAAATTCTTCAGCAATATTGGGTTGAACAAATGCAAATTCGTCACAATACAGTAGTGAAATACTCAAACCACGTCCAGTTGTGCCCGTTGTGGTTTGACTGATTATTCTACTTCCATTTTCAAATTCTATTGAACCTTTGTTGTAATTGGTCACGCCGGCGCGAATGTGATCTGGACACAGTTCATACACATATCGTATTCTCTGCATAATTTCTTGAGCACCAGTGTATTTGTGCGCAGCAATGAGGATAGTTTGATCAGGATGAAACATTGCATACCATGTGAGATAGATAGCAGCACAGGTGGTTTTTCCTGTCTGCCTAGGCATCATGTTTATATTAAATCTATAGTTGTGATAACTGTCCAGTAATCTTTCTTGATATTCGTAAGGCTCAAACAGTAATTTACCCTGCACAGGGTGTTGAATGTATGCAAATTTTTTAGCAAAATACAAAAATCCATTGTCAGGATCCATACATTTAACAAGATCCTCGATCTGTTGTTCAGTGTATGTTTCCTGCTGATTGGCTTTTTTGGTTAAAACACCGTCCAGTGATTTTGACATTTTAAGATACTAGGTTTCCTGAATCAATTATCTACTTTGCTCTTTTTTGCTTTTTGTCTTTTGCAGCTTTTTTCATAGGCTCTTTGGTGTCCCCGTCGCCGTCAATGTCAATGTAGTCGGGCTTGGCTTTCTTTTCGGCAAGAGCAGCCGCTAGTTTGCTTTTGAGTTTCTGTTCCAGTGCCATCGGATTGTCTCCGCCGTCAGTGGGAGGATATGGCTTCTTGCTTCTTGACAAATCATCGCCGCTGGGTATGCTTGCTCTTATATCACTGTATTCTTCATCCGGTTCTGTGGTTGCGTCTTCGAAGCCGCCGTCGTCTTCCGCTTCCTGTGATATCATTCTTATGTAGTCGCCCATTTCGGGTTCTTCAGGATCGGACATGCTGCTTTTAGGATCTTGCATTGTTGACGGGTCCATGTCGGGAATCTGTGATATAGATTTAGCGGAAACAGGTTCGGCACTGTCTAATCCTGCTGCTTTCATCATTGACAATAAATCGTTTACATGATCTTTGCCTGATGCTGTTAAACTTACATTCATGGCAACCGGTGAACCTTCGCTAGTCGGCATAGCAGCGCTGTCCATGGGTGGACACTCTTCCAGTGATTGCGATTCGTTCAGTGGTTTTTTGTTTGTTCCTGCTAATTGCAGTATTCTTGATATGTTGCTCATGTTGTTGTTACCTTCCGCTAGCACTGGGCTGCTGTTTATTTTACTGGAATTTTGTGTTGGCTTTTGTTGCGGTCTGCGACTGGATTGTGGTGCAGCGCTTACCCTGCCAGGTGCAGTATCCACATTGCCAACCTTACCAGTTCGATTTTTGTTTTTTAATGCTGCCAGTGTTTGTCGCCCTATTATGCCGTCAACTTGCAATCCGTTACGCTGTTGGAATTGCTTCACTGCGCGTTGTGTTTGTGGGCCAAATATACCATCTGCTGGAATTCCCAGTGCTTGTTGCGCAATTTTTACTGCTTGACCCCTGTTGCCTCGACGAAGAGTTCGACGAATTTTGCTCAGAGTCGGGCCACTGCGATTTTGTCCGGGTCTTGTTGGCCTATCTCTTTGTGGACCACTGCGATCTTGTCCGGGTCTTGTTGGCTGATCTCTTTGATCACGTCCTCGTGGACCGTCGGCATCTTGACCTGCTTCGTATTCTTCTTTTGAAGGAAGTCGCGGGCCGCCCCCTTTACCGCTTTCTACTTGATTGTCGTCTGCATCAAAGGTTGTATATCTTCTACCTTGACCTCTGCCTGTAACTTCTTTATACACGGCATTGCTGCCTTGTGCAGGTACATCTCTTTGCGAATCATTGTCGTCGTCTCTATTGTCTGTTGTAGTACTGTCATCTGGTGCGGGGCTGGTCCGGTTCCAGGAACCATCTAGCTTTCCGTTGTCATAGATATCATTAGCCCTTTCCAACCAAATATCCATTACAGACTCAGGAGTTGATTTCTTGTCTACATAATTCATTATATTGCTTATATCCACGCGGCGCGGTCCGTCATCGAGATTATCACGCAGGCTTTTGATCTCGTTCCAAATATCCTCGGTATTTTCTGTGCTTACGTCCTCAGCTGTTACCTGAGGGTCAGGTTTTTTATGTAGCTTTGCCAGGCGTTCGTATTCCCGAGATATTTCTGCAGGCGTTGTGTCACTTATACCAACCCAAATCATATATCTGTTCAAGCGCGTGCGTTCTGGTCCGTCTTCATACATATCACGAATACGCCTTATTTTATGAAAAGTTGTTCTATTGAATTCTGCATCTTCCAACAAGGTAATGCTTTCTCTAATATTCATTTTACGCTCCGAGTGTGCTTTTTGTGTTTTCAGTGTTGTCTATATCCGTGCTTTGGCCTGATTTAACATCCTTTGTTGGATCAACACTGTTTTCTTTTCTAGCAGCTTCCAGTTCTTTCAGCAATTCCATTACTCTTTGTTCGCCAACACTTTCTTGAGCAGTGTCTCCTTCGAGTTCCTGTTTAGTCAGTTTTACTTCGTATGTTTCTTTTGTATCATCATCGTTTTGTTGATACAATTCCTGCGGCTCGTTGGGAGACCTTACTATAACATGACTGCGTTCAACGCCGCATACATCGCCTAGATATTCTTGCAACACATGAGGTGTTGTAGGATATGCAACTTCAGCTTGATAATATGTAACTTCCATGTTTTGCAATTGCGGGAAATCCAAAGGTCTTTCCTGTATTGGTGTTTTTTTGCCTGGAGACAATTTTTGCATGCCAAATTTCTGCAATGCAGTTTCCATGCGGTCAGCAAATTCCTCAGGTAGTTCACCTGCAACACCAATTTTAAATTCGTAAGTTTTTTTACCTTCGGCTAAAAAATCCATAAAAGTTTTCATAATAAATTCCTAATAATACTATTTATCTTTGTCGATGCCTTTTAATTGCTCTAACAAGCTGTTTCTGTCGCTGACAACGTAGCCCTCGCCGTCTTGAATGCCAGCGGGTCCTTTGGTATCATTGTCTTGTTTTTCTTTTTTCAACTGCAATTCTACCATTTTCAATTTTTTGTCTAGTTTTGCAACTTTGGCATCAAGTCCGGTTTTCAACATGTTGCCTGCCACTTCAAACACTCTGCCGCTGTATCGTGCTTCAACATTCATGCCCAGGTCCATCAAATCGTCGTAAGCAGTCATTGCTTTGTCTGACACTTCGTTTAGTTCTGTGTCAGCCATATCTCCTAAACCTTTTACAGCAGGCAAAGCATTGCTTATTTTGTCAAATTCAGCAATGTCTCTAAATGTAGATTCGTGCTGCTCAACTTCGGTCTGTGCCTTCTTTGAAGGCTTGTTGTCTTTTGGAAGATTTAGCATGTTTTCTAAGTTTTTTGTCATAGTGATTATCCATTATATACTAGTATTATTTATCTACGTTTGCCTTGATGGAAAATATCGCCTTCGCTGACAATCCTAAACAGCATACCTTTCTGTTGACAATAAGCTCTAGCAGCTTGCCATTTGGCTTGATTCACAATCCAGTGTGCCTGATTGACCTTGCTTTTTCCTACTTTTTCCTTCACAGCTTGATTTGATGGTTTGACCTCGATTAATTCAACATGCTGTTTGCTGTTGCGATCCACATAAACTACAAAAAAATCCGGCACATATATTGTGTATTTTCCGCTGAGCGGGTTTCTGTACGGAATACGAATAGCTTCGCTGGCCCAGTTCGACACATGTTCGTTAGTGTCGCAGAACCTCATAAAAGCAAACTCCCAACTGCTGCGATATGTAGGTGATTTGCCTCCAATGTATTTTTCAGGATTTTTTAATGTGTATTTTCCTTGAGCAAATTTTGGCATTAGACTTTTATATTTCTTTGTTCTCTGGTTTGTGATGATGGATTGGATCTATATCCAATACTGCTGAATCTGCTTCTGTTGTTGTTTAATATAGTAGAAACAAGATTATTCAGTTGCACTTCGTTCAAACCTTTCAGTGTGTCCAGTAACTTGAATATATTCACACCGTCGATATCAGCTTGTTGAAGCAACACCGACGAAATTGCAACAGCACTCTGTTTTCCAAAACCTCTTTTTTCAAAAAAGCCAATAACAGCATTTACTTGGTTACTGGTTAAACTTATTTTTTTTACTAGGTATTTGTCAAAAAATTCTTTTACTTCCGCAGCACTGTCTTGTTTTTTATCAATGCTTTCGTCGTTGATTGAACTCATCTAAATCTGCTCCTTATTTGAATAAAGTTGTTTGCTGCGCGATCGCCAATGTTTTCCTTCAGTGTGTCAGGCAGTGCATTCCATGCTGCACGCTTGTCTTGAAAATTTCCATTGGTTGGAAATTGACTGGGCAACAGTTGATTTATTCCTGGATCGTTAATTGTTGAACTGAAAAATGCAAAGTTCTGTCTTGCAATCGCATTTTCCCTCAGTGTGTTTTGTGCTTGCCTGGTTGGCTGAGAAAACAAATCATTTACTGAATCCACACTTGTTTGTGTAGTGTCAGTGACACTGCTTTGAAGATTTCTGTTGATAACTAGATTTTCCGGAGATACTTGATTTGCTTCCTGTTGTCTTAACAATCTTTGTTGCTGTGTGTCTATTACACTGGGCACACCTTTTGATAGCCTGCGATCTGTGTTTATTTGGGCTTGTATAAAATTTGTTGATCTTTCATCGTTGAAAAGACTGGAAAACAATCCAATCAGTGATTCCAATCCTGATAAATTTTCTATTGGTGCGTTTGATTGCAACGGACTGGGCGTTACATCATAGTGTTCAGGATTGGCAAATCCTGGTGGGTTATCGTTCTCTGTTAGACCTCTACCATAAAGAACATTTTCGTATTCAACACGCATGGTTGTTTTTGTAAATCCGTTGGTATTTTGATCCATTTGGTCGTGTTGCAAGGTGATAACCAGAGGATTTACCAATGTAAAACTGGTGAATGTGCTTTTTATATTCTGTGGGTGTAATTGATACACAGTGATACTATTAAAAAACGGTGCGTTAGTGGGTCTTGACCTGTCCAGGCCGTATCTAAATCTATTGGAATTTTCACTTGCATACAGGTTGTCTGGGTCTTTGCTGTAACTGCTGGGCACAGTAGTGGTTGGATTACCAGTGCTGTCCAACCTAGCATAGTTTGGATCTTGAGAATAATATCTAAAGTATGATTCCCATAACAGAGTAGTGAGTCCTGCATTGTCGTCGTGAAATTGCAAGGTAATAGGATCATAATTGAATTTGGTTTGTATCAGTCTTTTTCTATTGTATTGATTTTTTTTGTCTACATCTGCACTGAAACTGGGCAGATCTACAGATTGAACTAACAGATTGAATTCTCTTGTATCTAAAACTCCTGCAACAGTTCTTCCTAAACTGTTGATAGCATTGATGTTTATATCAAACACCACATGATATAAAAATTTAGACTTAGGAGCAAGTCGCAAATTGTTGCGAATATAAAGGTCTGAGGCATGTGCGTAATCACCTAATATACCTTTGTCGCCATCAAAAAAGTTTAGATATTTAGAAAAATATGACATACAGTATTTATCGAGATAAAATTTGCATACAAAACAAGGGGCTCAAGGCCCCTTGTTTGTAAAATATTCAGTGACAAAATTAGGCTGCGCCGCCGCCTGTTACAAAACTGCTTTGATTTCTTGGTACGCTTGCGCCAACACCGCTGCCCTGTGGTGCCTGTATTGCGTTGTCATATCTAATTGTCAATGCAACTGTTGCAGGATCACTGGTACTATATGATAGCTGACCGTATTCAACATTGGTCAAAAAGCAACCGTACAGTTCCCATGTTTCCAGCACAGCTGGTTCATTTACACCATTGCCGCCGTCTAGTATTTCCAATCTCTCAGTGAATTTGTAATCAATGCCTGATGCAGCGCTGCTCTGTTCAAAGAAATCAAATTGCTTTTGCAGTTGTTCGCCAACCAGCTTGCTGACATTTCCGTTTACATCATCTCTTAGATTTACAGTTACTTCGTTCCATGTGTGCTTTCCAGCAATGTATGCTTTGCTGTTGTAAACATTCAGTTCAACTGGTTCAAACTGCACAGTAGGTCTACTTGCTTCCATTACCTGCTTAGTAAGTTCTTGTGTCTCACTTGATACTCCGAAATTTTCCAGTGTAATTCTAAAACGATATTGCAACTTGGGCATCAATAGGCCTTGGTTGTTAGCACTGGTATTGTTTGCCAGCGGCACAGTGATTTTTGTCAGTGTTGAGATTGCCATCTATGTTCTCCTTCAGTAATATTTATCACAGTAGGGGGACAAAAAATTAACCCCCTACTTTATGATATTATTGACCCGAAATTTCTCCAGTGTTTTTGATTCTCAGTGGAATGTAGATAAATTCCACTGCTTTGACTGGCTCGATTGCAATATCCAAATACAATTCATTTCTGTCAATTCTTGCTGGTGTGTTATTTGATTCGTCACACACTACCAAGAAGTCAAACAGTGCTCTCAGTCCTACTAGTTCAACTAGCAGGCTTTCAGTTTGCTGTTTGATTTCGTCTCTGGTTATTCTGTCATTGGGCTGGAACAAGAATGGTTTTGCAAGCTGATTCAGCTGACTGCGCAGATATATTACCAGTCTAGCAACGTTGATTCTATCAAGTGCAGAAGCATTTCTTGCACGAGTCTTTTGACCAAAAATAACCAATCCTGCACCTGTTAAGAAGGTTATCGGATTTACATTGTTTTGGTACAGTGTATCTCGTTGTCCTTCATTGAGTGCAATGCTAACAAACTCGCCTTCGTTGTTGAGGTAACCTGTTGCAGTGGCATTTGTTACGCCGCCGCGTCTTGTTCCTGCTGGTGCAAACCATGGAAATGCCACTTGGTCATTCAGTGCCAGTGTTCTCAGTGCCATGTGACTTGGCGGCACTACTACATTGTTGCCTGCATTGTCGCTTGTAAAGCCCGAAGGATAATATACACCCAAGTATTCGTCCGAGCTTACTAGTCCGTCTATGCTGTCTTCAACTGCACGGTTTGTGTTTGTGCCCCACTCGTTGAGTGTTGTAGCGTCTGGCGTAAGTCTGAACGGCGTGTCTCCTACAATAAAACCAGTTAGTCCTCTGTCATTGTTGAGATTAATCATTTCGCCTATCAGTTCAGGGTAGCCTGGGCAAGATATGAGATTGAACACTCTTGATTCAGTATCTCTGATGTCATCGTTGCTGTTAACCAAGGATTGCATTTTTTGCACTACAACCTTGCGCTGTGCTTTGCGGCCAAAGCTGCCTTTGCCATCTGCGTCATTTGCACTTTCTGTTACCCAACGATGTGGATAATACGCTGACATTGCTTCGTCGTTGTTGCGAATATTATCAGCATTTAGATCAATATAGTTGCGTTCAAAACGCTTGACATTAAATCCACTTCTTCTTAGATTCCACAGCAACATTCCTCTAGGATAAAGTGCCGGATCAGGTGCATCAGGATCTAGATAGTCACTTGTTAGCAAATCAGGTATTGATCCTGCTTCGCCTGATGTTTCTCCACTGGTGTTGTATCGTGCATCTGCGTATAGAATACCATCCTCAGTGGTTTGATCAGTGGAATCAATTTGTATAAACTTACCTAAAATAGCATTATAACGGTACACAACTGGATACGATTCTATATCTGCTGTGCTGATCCATATGTCGCCTGTTACCAATGATGTACCTACACTTCTGTCCGAGCCAGTTGGCTCTGTTGCTTGTACAAATGGACCTGCTGGGTCTGGTGCGAGTGTTGGGTCTGGATCATAGTACGGAGAATTTCCGTCTAATAGTCCTACCCAAGTTGTGCCATCGTGCACCAACATGTCAACTTCGTCGATTACACTGCTGTACCACAGTGTGTCAGTTTCCGGAATACTGGAAGGTGCATCATCGCTGGCCACATATTCCAACGGCTTCCACAAACTTGCAACAAGTTCTGCAGGATCAGTACCACTGTCTGTGCCTGGTGTGTAATAGAGATTGGTTGTTGTATCAGGATCAAACCCAGCTTCGGTTAACAATCCGCCTGTGTCAACTAAACGAATTTCTCCACCAGTTTTGTGTGTGATTACAACTCTGTTTTGACTGTCTACACTTGCAGACACATTTACCAAGTTAGCGCTGTTAATTGCTGCTGCAATTGCATCTGCATCGGTTGCATCACCTGTTGTTGTAACAGATATTGTTGTTGCTGGATCTGATAATGCAGCACTGCCAACCAAACTTTCCTGTATACTAAAACTCTCTGTTCCTGCTGTGATATTATCAGTTATTTTGTTTGATGCTATTGTTGTAGCACCTGCTGAACTTCTAACAAAAATCTTAAATGTTGCCAACTCAGGATTGTCTTCTGCAACATTGTAGTTTGCATACACACTGCCTGGTGTGATATTTACTCCGCCGCCGCTGCGGTCCAGTGCAAACAATGCTTGATGGTTAGTTTCATACAGTGGAGTATCGTACGATTCAAACAATCCAGTTTCTGCATTGAATTCTTTAACTGACCAATTTGCGCCTAAATTAGGTTCAGTAGTTTTGACCCACACACTACCAGTAGGACGTGGGTCAGTGTCTTGTGTTTTATATTCAGGAACATTAGTGTGTTCACTGATTTGCAGTTTAGGCGCATAATATTCACCTGACTCAATGCCTACTGCGGCCAATGGTGTACCTGTGCCATCTGCTAGCATAATACTGTCCCAGTCCGCGCCGTTGTTGTAAATGGCAAGTCTGCTATCTACAACACCAGCACTAACACCTGTTATACCTGCATCGTTTATATCTTCGACTAGATCTTCCAATGTAGTGCCTGTGGTTGTGATAGTATTTCCGTTGATTGTAAAAGTATCACCTGTACCTGTAGTTGGATTTGAGTTGGATCCAACTACACTAGGCCAACTGGCTTTCCATTCAGGTGATCCAACTTCTACCCATGTATTTTCTGCATTCTTGTACCAAACTGTAATTTTTGTAGTAATGGCTACCACAGCGTATTCGCCAATTGATCCCACTGCTGCCTTTGGAGCGCCAGGTGCAGTTGAAGTGCCTGTGACTTGACTCACATCGGTGATAACTATAGGATCTTGATTTTGAAATGTTTGGCCTGATTCAGTTGTGATGCTGGCGCCATCCCACTGAAATATTCCCCAAGTGGTTGCCTGTGTATCCAACCACCAAGTGCCGTCTGCGGGTTCGCCAACTGGTGCAGATGCACTGGCGCTCAATTCGTTGAGATCTATGTCTGCACGCACAACAAAGGCTCTGTTACTTACACCTAAAAAGCTGTATGCTGCCTGCAAGCCGTATTCGTTTTGCTCGCCGCCGTGTATAGGGTTGTTGTTAGCATCCGTTTGAAAAACTGGATCACCAAAAGTTTCAACCAAATCACGCTGTGAACTTAATAAAAATACTCTTTCAGCGTTGCTTTTGAGTGTGCCTGGTGCAATCCCGTCGCCTGGGCCGTTGAGTTTGTTTTCTGCAGTTGCAACAAAAATTATTGGTGTTGTTCCTGGTTCAGCTGGTGTATAGAAACTTTCGTCTATAACATTTACCTGAACGCCTGGTGATACTAATGCCATTGTTATTTTCTCCTATGAGTCATCTCCGTTATTGTTATTTAGCAGAGATTTAGAGAAAATAGGGTTTTACAGCATGAAAAATACACAGAAAATTGTCAAGTAGAAGAATATGGGTCGATATAGCTCATTAATTGATCAATGTTGAATTGCAGTTCTTCAAGACTGCCATTGTTGTCAATGGTAAAATCGGCCATCCACTGCTCCAAACTCATGCTTGTCTTTGCTTCTTCGGGCAAATGATCTGATCTGTCTACCCAAATAGCATAATCAAAAACACCAGTGTTGCGCATTGCATGGAATTCACGCTTGTTTCTCAGTCCACAATAAATATCGTGTTCCTTGAAAATTTCTCTACCCAAGAGGCTTGCATCAGGAACATTGTAGTTGCAAATAGCATCATACCATTCTGCTCTGTGATTATGCCTGTCATCATAACATGCCTTTTCGTGGGCATAGTTGTACTTGTGTTTTAGTTCATTAAAAATAAACTTGCGAGAACAAAATCGACTACTGCTTTCAAAACTGTATCCGTATTGATCTCTCAGTATTTCACAAACAGTGTCTTTGCCATGTCTACCGTGGCCGATTACCAATAACTTTAATTTCATTTGTTTATACTATAATAGGATCAGGCATTTGTCAAGTCAATTAGGAAGATATTTCATGTCAACTTGCTCAACTCCTTCCAAGTCTTCCTCGTCGTCAATAAATTCATCATCAATAATAAAACCAAGTTTGCGGTACCATCTAACCAGCGTTTCTGTGTCAGTAACAAATTTTTGATCTGTATGGTATGATTTTGCTGTTAAATCCAGTTTAACATTGTGTTTGTCGGCTAATTTTTTAAGCATTTTTATCGCTGCGGTGCCGGCGCCGGAACGCGGTTGAGTCGACAATACATCAGAAATATGTATTTCGTTACTTCTTGGGTAAATTTCTATTACTGCGTTATTATAAATTCTTGCTTTTGAGTTGAAAGGATGTTCTTGAGTGATTTCAATGTAATCTTTTAAAAAAGGTTCAGTGTAGTTTTTGCTAGGCTGTCGGCCAAAGCCGCCGAGTCTAATACGAGGAGGTTTATCAGTAATTTCAAATATTTTCATTTAATTATCCTATATTATAACAGAATTTAGCAGTTGTCAATATTAAAATATAAATTTATTTATTCTTGTTGATTTGATATTAAATGCACTCATTAGCAATTCCACTTCTTTTAAACATTCATTTGCAGCACCACCTACAATATAAGATCCTGAAAACGATTTTAACAGTTTTACAGAAATCCATTCTACGCTTATTGCTTCG